AAGGTAACAAGCGCAGGGGTTGTAACAACACTTGCTGGTAGTGCGGGCGCTCCCGGCAGTGCCGATGGTACTGGCTCAGCCGCAAGGTTTGATGACCCTACTGGTGTTTACGCAGATACAGCAGGAAATGTTTTTGTCGCAGATACAGGCAACCACACAATCCGCAAAGTAACCAGCGCAGGGGTTGTAACAACACTTGCTGGAACTCCGGATGTTAGTGGAAGTGCCGATGGTACTGGCTCAGCCGCTAGATTTTATAATCCTCATGGCATTGCCGAAAGTACAGCAGGAAATCTTTTTGTGGTAGATACAAGCAACCACACGATCCGCAAAATAACAAGCGCAGGAATTGTAACAACACTTGCAGGTAGTGCGGGCAATATTGGTTCTGCCGATGGTATTGGCTCAGCCGCTAGGTTTAATAATCCTTTTGGCATTGCCATAGACACAGCGGGAAATGTGTTTGTGACAGATAGAGAAAACAACACCATCCGAAGCTCCACTGTAATATAGACTTACTAAGGGCAGTTGCTCCAACGAAATCCTATGGGAAAAGTTCTTCACGCAAGCAAGAGTGGTTATTTCCCAACCTGTATTGTGGAGGGAGAACCAGAAAATTGTCCGTGGACGCTGGAAAAGGCTATGCAAACCTACTGGCGTGTTAGGACTTGGGAATTTACTGCAAGTGGCATAGCCACAGACACCTATGACCCAACAGATACTTTTCCATTCTCCTCAACAATTACAGACATTACTAGCCACGATTTTCAAACAGATGTCCCGCAGACCCTAGAGGAAGGCTTGGTTTGCGGTAATTACTTTGAATTTTTTGGTGGGCTAAGGTATTATGCATCTATAGGGTTTGGTCAAGCAGAGACAAGTGGAGGTCTTTACAATTCCGGATTGGGGGGCGATGCATTAGATTACACAACAGACCCTTTAGAGTTTGTTTTTGCCTCTAATATCTCTTCTGCTTTTAATATTTCAATTTTGGGTACAAACATCCCAATTGTTATGAACTATGTAAATGATGATCAATTTTTAATTAATTATGAAGTGACTAGCGGGTCAGCAACTCTTACCCCTACGCTTTGGTGGTCTTACGGAGGGAAATACGACCCCGCTACTGGCAACCCTCTTTGACACTCACCGCCCAGAATGGCCGCTGGCGTATATAATTTAACCGTAGAGCAGGGCGTGGATCTAGCGCTCGAGGTATCGGTCAAGGACTCCACTGGCGCAACGTATTCCTTGGCTGGCGCAACTGCAGCCTCTCAAATCCGCGACACCTTCAACGGCAACCTGCTGGCCACGTTTGCGGCCGTCACTGCCACCGGCACGACCGGCAGCCTTACCCTGGCGTTAAACGCTGCCACTGCTTCCGCCCTGCCTATCAGCGGTGGAAGGTGGGATCTACTGCTTACGACAAGCGCGGCCACTAAAATCCGCCTCTTGCAAGGCTCCGTTACCATTGCGGGTGAGGTGACCGAATAATGCCTATCACCGCCACAGTCTGCGGGCCTGCGAGCATTACGGTGGCCGTGGGTACGCCCATTGTCACGGGTGGAGCCGGAGCGGGTGGCGTGACCACCGGCACGGCCGTGGCGCTGGCAATCGCTCTAGGATGACAAGGAATAACACAATATGAAGCAGATCTGGCCAACATACGCATATTCCCCCACGACTAACGTTCTTACCCTCACCGGGCTGAACATTGACCGCGACCAGCTGCTGCTCGTGACCGCCGCCGATCGCGGGCGGATCATGTACAACTTTGCGGATAGCTCCGTTACTGCTTCCGCCTTTACCTCTGGCGCAAATACCGCACTTACCTTGGTGGCAACAACGGCCGGACTAACCACCACGGCCGCCCTCGTGATCTACTTTGACGATCAGCTCACCAGCACGACGGTCACCGTCAGCTCCCTCCCCGCCATCTCTGGCACGGTGACGGCGAATCTTGGGAATGTTGCTGGAGTGGCACTTGATAATATTCCAAGTCATGCAGTTAGAATAGGATGGGCTAGTGAGGATGTCCTTAGGGGTGCTGGATTAGACGCTGGCGGCGAGCCTCTACCGATACAAATATATACGGGAAATTCGGCTAGCGATAATGTTACAACCGCAAACCCTCTCCCCATCTCTGGCACAGTCACGGCCAACCTAGGCTCTGCCCTCCCCGCTGGCACAAACCGCATCGGCGTAGTGACGATTGGGGCAGGAACGGTAACAATAGGAGCAGGCACTAGCCAAATCGGAAGCGTGACGGCGTCTATCAGCGGGACGGTTCCCATTAGCATCTCCTCCGTCACGATTGGAAACAGCATCACTATCGGATCGCTTCCCGCCATCTCTGGAACGGTGACGGCGAATGTTTTTGGAACAAACTCAATAAATCAAATTCCATTAAATATGACCGTTGAGGGTGATGGATTTGCGAATGGCAATAGATTGGCAGTATCAATAATTGATGATCAAGGCGCAGAATATGGTACTAGCTCACCTCTTATTGTTTCTGGAACAGTCACAGTCGGCAACACGGTTGCAATTGCTGGCACAGTCACCGCCAACACCTTTGCCGTCCAAGGCACGGCCGTCACCACCTCTAACTTTACCAGCACAACGGCCTCTACCGTGCTGGCTGGTTACAATGCCACAAGGGAAGTGCTAACCATTTTTAACGAGGGGGCGGGCAACCTTCATATCTGCGTTGGGGCAACTTGCACGACCATCGCCTACCAAGTTCGCTTATCAGCGGGGGACTACTACGAAGCGCCCAATCACCAAACGACCATTACGCACTCGGCTGTGTTTGCGACCGCAGGCACGGCTAGGGTGACAGAAGTTTCTTAGGAGCTAGGCGATGGCCTTGTATTCGGCAGTTTGTCCGTTGCCAGTAAATCGGATTAAGAACAGATTATTCGATGCAGACGCAAGGGATTACATTCTTCGAGTCGAGGCCGCAGATGGGCAGAGACTTGAATCACAAGTGCGTGGAGCTATTAACGCTTTTGTAATTGGTTGCAAGGCTGATGGAATTTGGACAGCACTTGTAGCCTCTTGTATTATGGCTGGGGCTAGGACTGTGGCCGGGGCGATTGTTCCGCTACGAGGAAACGCACCGACAAACAATAACTTTGTAGCTGGTGATTACAGCAGAACACTTGGATTGCTTGGTAATGATTCAAATAAATATCTGGCTACTGGCTACAATAATAACGACACAACAAATTTTCCTCAAAACGACTCGCATATTTCTTGTTATGTTTCAGAAAGTCAGACGGATGCGAGTGGAATTTTGGTTGGTGGAATAAATAGCATTGGAAACAGGCTTTCCTTACATTATGTCACAGCTACACAAATAACTACTAGAAACAGAGCAACACTTAGCTCCACAGTCAATCTTGCGCCGATCGGATTTCAAGGAAGCACACGAAATAACTCGGCTAATTTTTCAAGGAGATTCACGGGTGTTGGCGGGAGTCAAGACGGTGTTATTACAGCAACTTCTGGAACGCCACTCGCCGATTTACTCGGGGTATTTGCGGCTGGTAATGGAACACAATTTTCAGCCGCTCGTTTGTCTTTCTACTCAATCGGCAAAAGCCTTTCTCTTGCAAGCCTAGATACAAGGGTAACAACCCTAATAAATGCAATCGCATCTGCGCTAGCCTAAAATGCCCCTCCTCCTCCTCGCCCTCTGCCTCTGCTCATGTTCGCCAAAGCAGACGGACAATAACGCCGTGCGTTATAGCGACATGAGTGCCGCCGAGGACGCAGGCCGTACCCCTTCTGGCAACGCCCGACCAGAATCGGCAGGGGTGAAATGAATGATTGCCATCGACGAGCACGACACGCCCGGCTGGCGTGAGTTTATGGCTAGCCTCAAATGGCTAGAGGCCGAAGGCTACATTGAAATGTTTTACAACGACAAGGGTGAGGAAATGGTGCGGATTGCGGAAGGCGCAGAGGAGGCGGTGTTGTGAGTGCAGACCAAGTGGCTGAACTGACGGAGCGGTTGAGCGAGGTGCGGTGTGATGTGGCCCGGATCTTGGAGCGGCAGACCATGGTGATGGATATGCTAGAAAAATCGCAAGCCAGCCTGGGCGAGTACCACGGCCGGCTTACGAACATGGAGCGCGACGCCCACACGATTAAGACAAAGCTATGGCTAGTGGCACTCGTATCCGGGGCAGTGTTTAGCACGGTGTGGGAATTGATTAAGCGTAGGATTAGCTTTTAACCCAGCTTTGACACCCCGCTAGGGGCATGGAAACAATCATACCCGCACTACTGAAGGTCGACTGGCTTGGCGCACTAGGCGCACTTACCGCCCTACTGGCAGCCGTTGCAGCCGTGGCCGCTTTCATCCCTGGCGACGAGCCTGAAAAGACCCTGCAAAAGATCGTCGATTTCCTTTCCAAGTTTTCCAAAAAATAACCACCCATGATTGCCGGAATCTTAACGGCGCTAGGCGGAATTACCGGGATCGTACTGTGGTTTTTAAAACGCAAATCGCCCCTGCAACGCAACTTTGAGGCGATCGAACTAGAACGCCGCAAAAGACAAAGGGACATCAATGCCTGGTGGACGAATCGCCCTCCTCCTAGCTCTTAGCCTGGCGCTGGCATCCTGTGCGACAACGTCCCAAACGCAGGACGGCCCGCCGCCTAGCCCGGACAGCATCAGCTATTTCATCTACGCCTGGGACAAAGCCGAACGCACAAACCCCCCGTGCCCACAGGCTTATCGAGACTTATTTGCGGAATCGCTCAAAGCGCTTTCTGATAGCCTGGCAGAAACTCAACGCGAGCGAGCGCGGCAGTGACTACGCTGACTGAGGCTGGCTCCCGCACTATGCGGGCGATCGGCACACTAGACGTCGGCTTTCAAAAACAGGTAAGGGGCTGGGTCAACGAAATGGTCACCAGCCGGATCGAGCCGCTGATCTACTGCGGCCGTCGCACAATGGAGGAGCAGTCGGCGCTCTATCAAAAAGGCAGGACAAGAAAAGGCAAGATCGTGACCAAGGCCAGACCAGGGGAAAGTTATCATAACTACGGGCTGGCGTTTGATTGGGTACCGCTAAAAAGAACGGCTAAAAATGCAGATCTATGGGTCGCAAATTGGGACGATGAAACCGCTTTTCGATTAGGCGAGCACGTGGGGCTGAGCTTTGGGCTGGTCGGCATCAGCTGGGAAACAGGCCACCTGCAGGCAAGTTTGTACAAGACGTGGCGTGACATTC